GCATCTCTGATGGGTCTTCCAACAAACTGTGATGTGGGTATGGTATTCAAAAACATGGCAGCAGTTCTGCAGTCGATGCGCGAAAAAATTGACAGCACGGGCAGCGACGTGTAAAATATTGGTAGAGACAAAGACCTACTTAGAAAACTGGGCTTGACATCCCTTCCGCTTATACTAGGATAAAGTCGTCACAAATGCCAAATACAAACAACACGGAGAAATACATGTCATTCCAAGATCTTAAGAAGCAATCCCGTCTCGGATCCCTTACAGATAAACTGGTAAAACAGGTAGAAAAACTGAATAATAACTCTTCAGGTGGAGCAGATGACCGTCTCTGGAAACCTGAAATGGATAAGAGTGGAGTTGGATCTGCTGTGATTCGCTTCCTCCCAGCACCTAAGGGTGAAGATCTTCCCTGGGTTCAAATGTTCTCTCACGCATTCCAAGGTCCTGGAGGATGGTATATTGAAAACTCCCTGACAACTATTGGACAAAAGGATCCCGTCTCAGAGTATAATCGTAGTCTCTGGAACAGCGGAAGTGATAAGGATAAGGAAACTGTTCGTAAGCAAAAGCGTAAGTTGTCCTACTACGCAAACATCTACGTTGTGAAGGATCCCGCACACCCTGAAAACGAGGGTAAAGTATTCCTCTTCAAATTCGGTAAGAAGATCTTCGATAAGATTCTGAATGCTATGCAACCAGAATTTGATGATGAAGAACCAATCAATCCCTTTGACTTCTGGACTGGTGCCAACTTCAAACTGAAACTGGTGAAGAAGGATGGTTACTGGAACTATGATAAGTCTGAATTTGCATCTCCTGGTGCTCTCCTGGATGATGATGAAGCACTAGAGGCAATCTGGAGCAAACAGCATCCTCTGCAACCCCTTGTTGCTGCAGATCAATTCAAGTCTTATCAAGACCTGGAAAAGCGTCTGAAGTATGTAATCGGAGAAAAGACTGCACAACGTCGTCCTGATCCAGAACTTGAGGATGAGGATGAAGGGTCTGAAATCCCCAGCGACATTCGCGAACAACTGAACAATCTCTCCAGTTCTAGGGTTGTTGAGCGTGAGGTTCCTGCAGTTGATGAAGACGAAGACGATGCTATGTCTTACTTCCAGAAACTAGTGGATATGTGATTATTCAAATAATCTAATACCATCTGCTCTCTTTAAGGTTCTGCTCACAAACTGAGTAGAACCTTTTTTATATGCCATCTCTCTTTCGATGTCATCAAAGACAACACCAAGATACTTTTTCTTGAGAAGAAGAATATTTCTCTTTGCTTCTTCTTTCCTAGTCTCCTCTTCAAAGTATGTTACTGGTCTAGCAACTCCTTCAGAGATCATTTCTTCTCCGCGACCTGGATCAAAATATGTGATTGTGAAATTCTCAGGAACTTTGATCCCCTCATTCATAATCACAACATCCAGAGTGTTTCTGATCTCTACGGTCTCATAATGATGAACTCCATTATACAGTTCTTCATATGAACCATATTTTTCTAACATAATACTATCAAATACAGTTTGTTTTAATGGCCACTCTGAGTGAACGTTTAGGATATTATTTGAAAGTAGGACTATCCAATCCAGTTTGGAATCACCATACTCCTTGTATGCTACATTATCAGGACGCTCATCACCAACAATACTGTATCTGGTGAAGAACATTAGGTTTCCAAGAATATCTTCGCGGATTTTTCCACGCCTAAAGATATTTTTAATCTCAACATAATTGTCAAGATTCTTATTATCACCGCCAGGGTTTCTATTGGTGTATTCGAAATTTGGAAGATTTCTAAAATAATACGACATGATTAGTAACCGATTGGGTGACTTGCTTCTCTTTGATAATCTATATCGTAAATTGGTTCAATTTCTGTGAACTCAAGGGCAATTACATATTGTGCCATGGTTGCATCTGAATCATCATATGTCATGTATGACCCAAGTGGTGTATATTGCACGGAACAATTTCTAAGTGCGCAACATTTCTTAATTAAATTGATCGACGGATGAATCTGACTTGCTCCCTTCAAATATCTAATCTCAAAAACATAAGGTGCCTTAAGAAACAATCTACTTGCTTCTAAGCGAACTGCCATGTTTTCTTTGAAGTATCTAATGATTTGCTTGACAATTCTTCCCTCACCTTCATTCCTTGGTGTCAATACAAACTGAAATGTAAAGTCTCTCAGTTCTGGTCCCTGAAAGAGAAGTTCAAGGTTTGGGTTGATGATCATTCCTGTTGCTCTGGGAATAAGTCCCTCAGCACCTGGAACAGCTTGTTCAGCAAGATATAGGTTTGCAAGTTTTGGATCTTTTAATACATCCTTAGCAATTCCACCTAAACCCTCAGCAAGCTTGTTGAAACTTCCAGTATCCTGAAAGTCCAACGATGAATTGACAAGTCTTCTGCTCAACTCATTTAGTTCCTTCGCTTCCCACTTAACTTTATTGTTGTCAGCGATAGGATTTTGAATTGGAAGATATACTGTTGGTTTTCCTGGAACTCTTCTGTAATTAACCTCACCAACCTGCAATCCACCGCCAGCAGATGTGCCAAGAGCTTTCGCAATTTCCCAAATGTTAAAGGCGACTCTATCCTGTTCACCACTCATATTTGCAGGATAGACAAGCATATTTCCGCCAGCACCTCCACCACCCCCACCAGGGGTTGCTGTTGGTGTTGTAGTTACTGCTCCGGCTTGTTCTGGAGATGTTGCTTCTGGCATTACAAGTCTATGGGTTTGTATTTATTTATAGGTGAATTTTGCGTAGGGTATTTTCAGCAACGTAGAAAGTTCCTCAGGATACACAATATGCAATTTTCCTGTAACTTCATACCAAGTATATTGTCTACTAGCACCCCAGTGGTAGTTGATGCCACGAAATCCCCACTTTTCTATTGAAGTTACAGCAACTAGTGGGAACTGATCATATTCTATTTTACTTCCCTTTGGCATGTAGACAAATGTATAATATCCACCGACCTTTGGTATGAATTCGGATTCTGTAAAGACTTCCAATATGCTCATCATTAAGGAGTCTGGATCCCTCTGTCCCTCAATTTTGGTCATAAGTTCGCTAATTCTAGTCATCCTTTTAGACCCAATTCTTCCTCTGTAATAATTTTAAACTCAATCATATTGTCCTTACAAAATTCTCTTGCTGCCTTCCACTTAGATTGATTCACAGCGTAGGTTTTAACCTCTGTAAGGTAAGATTTCGTTGTTCTTGATCTTGGTTTTGGTGGAAGGGTAGATTTTTTTGGTTTGACTTCTATAAGATATTTGTGTTTTTTGCCATCGTTCTCCATCACCTCAATCAAAAAGTCTGGATAGTATCTACAAATCTTTTCCTTGACAGGATTCCAATAGGGAATGCACAATTCTTCGGATCCATAACGCAGAACATTATGTGTTCTATCACACCACTGCATGAACTTAAGTTCCCAACTGCTTCTATAAACTATGTTTGATGGATTGCCAATATACTTATCAGGATTTCTTGGATGAAAGAATCCCTGATAATACTTAGAATCTTTAGGCATACATATATAAGAGCAAGCTTTATTTATAAATGCCCGCACCAACACCGGTAATTAAGACGAATTCTGAGATTAAGAGTAGGTTGCTTACACCATCTCTTACATCTCACTTTCAGGCATGGTTAGAACCACCTCCGGGGGTGAGGCAGTATTATGATGCTGAGCATATCTCCTTGGCGTGTCATGAAGCAGCACTACCAGGATCTGCTTTGATGACTGCAGAATTGAATGACGACTATACTGGAGTCACAGAAAGATTGGCCTATCGTAGACAGCACGATGATAGGGCTGCGTTTACGTTTTATGTTGATCTTGCAGGATCTACACAGGGTGCATATAGTGTTGTGTGGTTTTTTGAAAAGTGGATTCAATACGCAGCAAATGATGATGAACAAGTCAGAGATAAAAACAAGTTCTACAGAATGAAGTATTCTGATGAATACAGATCTGCTGAGATCTATATCAACAAGTTTGAAAGAAATATGGAAGGCACATATCTTGCCTATACATTTCTACAGGCATATCCAACCGAAGTTATTAGTATGCCCGTTCAATATGATGCTTCTCAACTACTTCATGTAACTGTTCATTTTGTTTACAACAGATATATTGTTGAGAGATTGGGATATGGAAGTGGAAACGTATCGCCTCTAGCACAAGGATCCAATCAAACTCCAATCAATCAAAACTCTAACGCACCAAGTCCAACTAATCCAAACAATCGTCCCACAAATGGTGCGGTTTATAACGATTTCCTCAACGGAGATGAGCAGAGAAATGGTAGAGCGATTGGAAATCCAGCACTTGATCAGTTTGGTGTAAGAGATCAACTTGGCAGATCACAAGGTCTATTGGGGTGATAAATAAATTATCATGAATTTCTTGAAAAATTATGCCTTTACCAAAGATTTCGACGCCAACCTATGAATTGGAGTTGCCATCCACAGGAAAAACTATCACATATCGTCCATTTTTAGTGAGGGAAGAAAAGCTTCTTGTTCTAGCATTAGAAAGTCAGGACCCTAAACAAATTTCGATGGCAATTAAGAACGTCATCAAAAATTGTATTGAGACCAAGGGAATTAAAGTAGAAACTCTTCCAACATTTGATATTGAATATTTGTTCCTCAACATTAGAGGTAAGTCTGTTGGTGAAGAGATTGAAGTTAATATTCTCTGCCCAGATGATGATGAAACATATGTCTTGAGAAAGATTAATGTTGATGATATTCATGTTCAACGAAATGAAGAGCATGAGAATAAAATCAAGTTGGATGAAAATCTCATGATGGAGATGAAGTATCCTTCTCTTGATCAGTTTGTGAAAAGCAACTTTGATATGGATTCTGACAATAATATGGAGCAATCGTTTGATCTTATTGCTTCATGTATTGACAAAATCTATAATGAAGATGAAGTGTGGGTTGCTGCTGATGTAACCAAAAAGGAACTGAGTGATTTCCTTGATCAGATGAATACCGTTCAGTTTAAGCAGATTGAAAGGTTCTTTGAGACTATGCCAAAATTGTCTCATACCGTTAAGATCAAGAATCCTAAAACTGGTGTAGAGAGTGAAGTAGTTCTGGAGGGTCTGTCTAGTTTTTTCGCCTAGCGATGTCCCATATGGATCTTGAAAACTATTTCGTTCTCAATTTCTCCTTGATGCAGTATCATAAATACTCATTAACAGAGATAGAAAATATGATTCCTTGGGAGCGAGATGTATATGTAGGCATGTTGAAGAATCATCTTGAAGAAGAAAGATTAAAAGCAGAGACGCAGAAAAATGCCCGTTGATCCTATTGGGATTCTTTCCCGTTACACCGGAACCAAAACTACTGATAATGTTGAAGAAGACATTAATGAAGTAATCCTCCGACTTCTTGGGTTGGAGGATGCTTTTGACATAGATTATGATACATACAGAACTCTGCTGAAGCAAAAATTAGTCGAGAACCAAATCCTCACAAGTCAAGGAAAAGGATTTCCTTCTGAGGAAATGGAAATTCTTACCAACGAATACAAGAGAGTAAAGTCAAAGGTTGGTAGATTTACAATCAAAGGAAAAAAGATTGGAGCAGATGCATTTAGAAGAGGTGGTGTATCTGGACCAACAGGACCAACTCAAGAACAAAGATCCCCCCTAGCATATATTGGTGGAGCAGAACCTCAATATAAGGGTGCCACAGCAACGCCACCTGAAGCAGAAAAAAAGAAGAGAACCCGCAAATCTCCATATGGACCTCTGAAGGGTATTGCGGATTCTCTGAAGGTTATTATCAAAACTCTCAAGAAGCAGTATTCTGCTGAACAGAAGCAGACTGAAACTGAGAGGAGAGAAGGAGTAAGTAAGAGAAGAAAACAGGGTGAAGAAGACCTAGAGAAGAAGAGAGCGAAAGAACTTAAAAAG